TGGGCAAATCACCTCCTAGGTCGCGGGCATCACGATACTGGGCAACCACCGCCTCGGAAGTCTGCAGCTTTACTTCGATCCAAAGCCTGGCGAGCACTGCTGGATCAGACTGAACGATGATGTCTTCGGCATAGGCCCTGAAAGCCCCTCCACGCTCCAGAAACGAGCGGACTGCCTCGTAAAGTGGTGGGTTGTAGTCCTGCGTTACGTGGCACCGATTGCCGGCGACAGTGACCACGAACGAACCGTCGTCTTTAACCGATACATCGTCAAAGGGCACCGCAGGGATGGCCGTATCCGGTGTGCCCGACGTTTCGACCGGGGACATGAGGTCAGCGATGTTTTCCAGAATGGGGTCGTTCATGGTGCATATCTCCAGGCAAAACCGTAAATCGTGGTTCCACCGCTAAATTGAATAACGGTTCCGCCAGGCGCTTGGCCGCTCTTGCCCAATATCCCGTTGCCGTTGAGGTAGTAGTGCATCAGCGAGTAACACCAGGTGCCGCCAGCCGGCAGTTGCAACGAAGTGCCATCCACAGCGACAGCCAGGAAATTACTGGCATCAGGACGGTAGAAATTCTGCTGCCCCCACAGCAAGCCCTGATCGGTGGAGTCGACCTGGAAGCGCAAGCCCGCACCGTTATTCGACCAACCCAGCTTGAGAGCATTGCCGCTTTGGTTGCCACCGCCGCCTTGCTGGACAGGCGTAAAACCGAGTCTTGGCTGCAGCAGATAAACGCCGCCGTTTGATGCCCTACGAAAGTAAGGCAGATCAGGGTTGTCGCTGGAAAAGCCTGCTGTCGTGATCGCATCCGCAGCCACTCTGGCCCCAACCAGCGCGTTGACTTGAGTGACGGTGTAACAGTCCGCGATGCCGTAGCCAGCCACCGACGTGGATCTGTTGGCCTTATCGTTCGGATTGAAGTTACTTTCATTCCAGACTCTGCCCAGATCCGTGCCATCCACCGTCACTTTCAAGCCCACATCGGACCAGCCCAGATAGAGCTTGTTGCCTCTCTGACCTACGCCGCCGCCTTGCTGCAGAGTCGTGTAACCGATGCGAGGCTGCAGGTAGTAAACACCGTCATCAGCCGCACGACGCATGTAAGGGAAATCAGGATTGTTACTTGCAAAGCCGACGTAGGTGATCGAGTCCGCCAACGGGCGTCTGCCTACCAGTTCGTTTACCTGGCTGACGGTATACGCGTCAGCGATGCCGTAGCCGCTCAATGAGCTGGCTTTATTGGCCTTATCATTGGGATTGAACGTGGTATCGGTCCAGATCCTGCCCCCGTCGGTGCCGTCCACACTTACTTTTATCCGGTCTCCGGTCCAGCCGATATTGATTCGGTTGCCTCGTTGATCCGGCCCGCCGCCCTGTTTCACAAAGCTGCTGTTCGCATCATCCTTGCTGTAAGCGTCGGTGATACCGTAACCGGCCAGCGTGGTGGGATTGCCGCCGCTGGTGACCAGGCCTTTCACATTCACGGCGACTCGCGTGTAAGTGCCAGCAGCCACGCCGCTGTCGGCCAGGGTCAACACGACATCGGTGTCGCCGCTGCCGTCATACGTGCCGCTACCGGTAGCGGCACCTCGAAAGCGGATTGTCCTGGCATAGGCCAGACGCGCCGCTCGGCCAATGATGGTCGTGCCGTCAACGATGGCTGCGATGGCCTGGTAGATCAAAGCACGACCCTGACTGACCATCTTGGTGGTGGCCAGCACGTCGGAGCTGCCGCTGAGCGGATCATCACTGATCGCATTGGGCAGGTTGCCCAAGCCGACGTCCCCCTTGGTCGTGGCACGCGCACGCAGATCCGGGTAATCCCCGACACGCGCCGCGAAGTGCTTCACCAGTTCGCGGTCGATCACCTCGATCGGACGCAGGTCGACCAGGGTGCTGGTACCGGTGATGTCGGCCAGCGGCACCAGATAGTGCCTGGCCGAGGCGCTGTCGACGTAGTCGACCTTCACTTCCTGGCCGAACACGACCTTGAAGGACGCGACAATGTCACTCAGTTCGCGCTGCAGCACCACGTCCAGCCAGGCCTTGTTCGGTACTGACGGAACGTTGACCGGCAGCGCTTCGCTCAGCTGCAGGCGCACGCCTTCGACATACGCGGTGCCTGGGGTGACCTGATACGCACTGCCCACACGCTGCAGCTGCAGGCCACCGCCGAAGAAGCAGGCACGACCGAACATGTCACGGTTGCTCAGGCGCTCGCGCTCGTCGATACCTTTCATCCGGGCGGTGTAGTCGAACTGCCAGGTGCTCGCATCGATCTTGATGTTGGTCAGCTGCTGGGCACCGTCGAACACCACCAGGAAGTTGCGGGTGACGTTGTTGCCGATCTGGTCGGGCAGGATGTTCTTGCGCTTCTGCTGGACCGGCACGTAAGCGACCGACAGCAGCACCTCATCGCTGGTCTCCAGCCCGATCCAGTTCCAGTCAAAGTCACCAATGTCCGTGCCCATCAACAGGCTGTACACCACCTGATTCGGGTTGACGTAGCCCTGCTGGGTAACGCTTGCGGTGTAGACAATCTGAGCCGCTGGGGGCTTGAGGCCTGCGCGGTTGACGGGGCCGGTGACATTGAGGCCTGGCACGTTGGCCAGGACGAATCGGGCGACGGTCAGAGGCAGGTTTGCCGCTTGCTTCTGGGCAATCAGCTTTTCGCCGGCGAGTGTGATGCTTGCAGACATGAGGGCTCCTAAAGGCTGGCGACCAGCGTTTGCTGATCGTCATTGAAGTCAACCAGGGCGACGGCAAGCCGCACGGGTGTGATGGTCACGAAGTCGTACCGCCTGCAGGTGCGGCCGTACTGACGGATCAGCACGCGCAACAGGTCGGGGTTCTCGGACAGTTGGGAATCGCTCAGGGTGAGCAGCACGACGTCCCAGTCGCGCTCGGGCATGCGCTCCTGGATCTCGACGTAACCGACGCCCAGGCGCTCCAGGATGCGTTTCAAACCGGCAGTGCTGCCGGCGTCCACGGAGTTGATAAAGGCGTACTTGACCCGCAACCGGAACAGGCTTTCGGGCTCGGCCGTAAATCGAGTGACGTCACGCTGCCAGGCCCACAGTTCCAGGATGGACAGGTGGCAGGTGTCTGCGTCGAACTGCAGGTATGGCCAGCGCAGCCATTCGGTGGCCTGCTCCCACCAGATCTGCGCGGTAGTGACCAGCTTGGTCAGCTCCACGCCTTCGAGCCAGAACGGCAGCTTGAGCTTGATCATTGCAGCACCACCGCCAGGCTCTGGATCCGGGGGATGGTCAGCGCGGACACGATGTCAGCATTGGCGAAACGCAACGAGCTGATGTTGGGAAACTGGACGTGCAGCTCTTCGGTCAGCCGGCTGAAGCTAAAACGCGACTGGGGGAAGGTGCGGGTCGGTGCGTAATCGCTCTGCGTGCTTTCGCGAAACGCGGCGCGGATGAACAGCCCGACTTCGGTCTGCAGCGTCTGCAGCTGCAGCGCCGTGAGGTTCGCCACCGGCCAGACGTTGACGCTGATCGCGTGCAGGGTTTCAGGCATGGCCATGGCCAGCAGATCGTCACCGTGGCCATGGTTGCCGCCGTCGCGGATATGGGTATTGATCTGCTCAAGGAACGTGTCGGCCGGCACGCCGGCGTCGAACAGCACGAAGGCATTCGCGCTGCCTGGGCCACGCGGTGCGCCGTGTTCGAAGTACACGCCATCCGCCGCCACGCCCGGAAACCCGGTGATGATCGCCCGATACACCGCGTCGGTGTGCCACTGGTTGACCGCCGAGAACTGGTTACGAACCCGCAGGCGCAGCTGATCGTCATGCTCGGCGTCCGCACCAGGCGTCTGCAGCCATTCGGCCGCGTTCACCACCTGGACGATGCCAGGCACCGACTGAGGCAGGACGGCGTAGTAACCGGGGGCCAGGTTGTAGCCGCTACCGGAACCAACAGCCCTGACCGGGACGACCAGTTGGCTCTGGCCTTCTTCAAAGCTGCGCGGCTCGGTAGTGACCAGCTGATAGATATGGCCGTTGAGGGTCGGAGACTGGACCAGGGTGCCGATCGGCACTTCCAGTTCCCCGCCGGTATTGGCGCGGGTGAACAGCAATTCACCGGTGGCCACCGTCGCGGCCTTGCGTTCGACGTTCACCGCCCAGGCCAGCATGTCCAGCCACTGGTTGTCGGCCGTCTTCACGAAGAAGTTTGGCAGCACCGTACCGCTGACAAACTCCAGCAGCCACAGCACCGGTTTGGTGACCAGGGCGGTGATGATCCGCCAGAACGGGCTGTACGCGCTGGTGTTGGTCAGCGTGCTGCCCTGTTCGATGGCGAGCTTTTCCCAGGCCTGTTTGAGCTGGGCCTCGGTGGTCGGGATGCCGGAGTCACCCAGGGCCTTTTTGAAGTCGACGGTCATAGGCCGATCTCCACCTGACCGAACTTCACGGTCGTGGCGGTCACCAGGTACACACCCGGCCGCGTCTGCTCGATCTGCGCAGTGCCGGGTATCAGGCGTTCGTCATCCTCCACCAGCAGCTCCATTTGCTGGATGCAGTCGCGCTGACGCAGCCGGTCGCGCTCGGCCACCAGCGTGATCAGCAGGCCGCTTTCGCGGATCAGGTGCGCGATGTCCTGGGCGATCGAGGCGCGGTCATCCACCAACAGCGGCTGACGGGCCGGATCGAGCACCAGGTCGTTGTTCATGATCAACAGATCTACGTATTCGCTCATCAGCCGCCCACCGCCATGGCCATCATGTTTTCCATTTCCAGCGGGGTCATGTTTTTGGACGTGTGGATCTCGACCTTTTCCACGCGGATGCCTTGGCGCTCATGCGGGTTCAAAGCGTTGTTCTGGTTCTGGAACGTTTGCATCAGTCCTCCTTTCGGGACGGCGGTGGGTTTGGTGGGACTGATCGAGGTATTGGCCGAAACTGCCTTGCGGGCTTCGATGCCTTTCTCTGCTTGGGCAGGCAGTTGAATGACCTTCTCGACACGCGCCGGCAACGCGGTGGTGGCCGGGGTCGGCAGTGCCAGACCGGCCGGTGCCGGCGGCAGCTTGATCGGCTCGCCCTGCTGGATCTGCGGGACTGGCATCTGCAGCGGCTTGAACGGCAGGACGTTGGGTTGCGGCACGCTGATGGGCGGCGCTGGCAAGACCTGGACCTTCGGCGCCGGGATCTGCGCCGGCGCCGCTCGGGTGACGGCAGCCGGGACCAGGGCCAGCGGCTTGGGCGGCTGGCTGGCCGGTACCGGTGCAGCCGAGGCCATCTTGGGTCCAGGCGCTGTGCCCGCTGGGGGTGTAGCCACTGCATCTGGCAATTGCGGACCCGGTGTCACGACAGGACCAGGTACTTCCGGCACCTTTGGCGGCTCCGGCAGATCTGCAAACGTCGTTTCGATGTTGACACCGGGGATCTTGTTGGCCATCTGGATCAGGCCGTTGATTGCGCCTTTCACCGTGGCCAGAATGCTGTCCCAGGCCGTCTTGGCGATGCCGGACCAGCCGCCCATCGAGCCGAACCAGCTGGACAGGCTGGCCATCTGGTCGCTGATCCACTGGAACGCGGTGGTGTTCACAAGGGCAGCGCACAGCTCGTCCCAGTACACGACTGCCGCGACCACAGCAGCGGCCAGCAGGACGATGCCGGCAACGATCAGCAGCACCGGGTTGGCCAGCATGGCGGCGTTCACCAGCCAGATCGCGCCCTGCCACAGCAGCATGCCGACCCGCACCAGGCCCATCCAGGTGTACAGGACCACCAGACCGGCCGCGAAGGCTGCGACCAGCACGGTGTGGAACAGGAACATGGCAATCGACTTGAAGCCCTGCCAGTTAAGCAGCTTCCAGACCGTGAGCATGCCCAGCCAGACCATTTTGCTGACACCGACCACCAGGGTCAGCAGCGACATGGCCGCGATGAAGCCAAAGACCACCAGCGTCGTGATGCCGATGATTCGCGTGATGTTCGGGAACAGCTGCGTCCAGCGGGTCAGCGTCTGGGCGATGCCCACCAGGCGATCCATCAGCGGGGTCAGGGTCGGAATCAACGACTGGCCGAACGCAATGCGCAGCGCTTCGACGGCCTTGCCGAACTGCTGCCACGGATCGACCATGGCCTTGGCCATCTTCTCGGCGTTCTCCAGGCCCCGGACCTTGCCCAGCTCGCTGATGCCGTTGCGCAGCCGGTCCGTGTCCTTGGCCAGCGCTCCGATCACCTGGGCACCTTCACCGCCAAATGCTTCCATCAGCTTGGTGCCGGCAGAAGCACTGGTCAGGTCGCCGTACTTGGCCGTCAGCTTGTCCAGGATCTCGATCATCGGCAGCGCTTTGCCGCTGGCATCGGTGAGTTTGATCCCGGTTTTCTCGGCAGATGCACCCATGTTTTCAAAGAACGCCTTGTAGCGTCCGCCGGCATCGCCGCCTTCCATGGTGCTGGACAGCGAACCGATCACGGCCATCTGCTCGGCCACGCTGACGCCGGCCTGCGTGGCGATCGCCCCGACTTCCTTGAACGCGTCCTTGAGCTGGGCACCGTCGGTGCGGAACAGCTTCACGGCCAGCGCCGTCTGCCCAGTCAGTTGCTCGATCCATTCAACCTTGCCCATCTTGTCGGCTTCGGTCTTGAACAGGTTGTACATCGTGCCCAGGTAAGCGCCGGTGGTTTCCGCGTCGGCCTTGGTGACCTTGGCCAGCAGGTTGCTGGAACTGGTAATCGCGGCCAGCTGGCCACCGACCAGGCCCTTGATCGCGCCATCGATGACGCGGGACGAGGCCACGAACTCGGCGGCGCTGGCCGCGTAGGTGATCGAGAATTCCAGGGCTTTGCTGTTCAGGGACGCGAGAGCATCCTCGGCCGTGCCCAGGGCGCGCATGTCGCCCAGCGCCCGGTTCACTTCCAGCGCCGGTTCCAGGGATTCGGTAATGGCTGTGCCCGCACCCACCATCCCGGCCAAGCCTGCACCCATCTGGATGATGTTCTGCTGACTCTGGGCGGCAAGGTCGCTGAAACTGGTTTTCACCTTGCCCAGGGGCGCACTGACCTTGTCGGTCAGGTTCAGGATGAAAGCCAGGCGGGCGGAACGGTCAGCCATCAGGGTTATCCGTTAAAGGCAGTGGAGATGCCGTTGGCCACGGCGATCTCCATGCGTCTCCAGTATTCGTCTTCAAGCCACTTGGCGGTGCCCATGACCTCGATCGTGGGTTCTGCGCCAGGCAGCCAGCGGTGGGCCAGGGCCAGCAGCTGGCCCAGCCC